TAACACGCAAGAACAAGCTACCCCTATCCTCTTTATCAGCGGACTTCACACCGCGAACCTTGGCGTCCGGAAAGGATTTCTTGAAAGCGTGATTGAAACAGGATGCCAGACGCTGCCCCTTTGTGCTACGGAACCAGTGCAACCACTCATGGCCTTGAGCGAACGGTCCGGCAGAGTTAAAGTGCAGCTCAACAGCCACATTTACGCCGAGTTTTGCAAGGTGGTCCGATAGCCAGCAGATCGCTGAGGAGTAGGAACCCCCCTTATATTCGTCAACAACATGCACTGTATATCCCTTTTTTCGTAGCAAATCGGCGGTGAGATGCCCAATTTTGCTATTGAAGGTGTGTTCGCTTGCACCTTTTGTGTTGACAGCACCGTTGTCGCCGCTGCGGCTGTGGCCAATACAGATTCCAATGGTGCTCATGTTTAGGATCTACATCGTAGGTCGTGCTACACTTGACCTATTTAGAATTTCTTAAGCAGTCGGAACAGGGAAAGCAGCCCCACGACAATACCGATTGTCAGTGAGGTCATGCGCAAGCCCCATTCCAGCTGTTCTTGAAACGAAGTAACAACCCCAAGAGCAGGGGCTACCGTACCGGCTACGCCGTGTAGAAAGTCCTTGCCTTGGTCTGTAGTCATTACTTGTTGTCGCGGGCTTTAATGAGGCCGACTCCGGCGGTTACAGCGGCAAACGCAGCCATGAAATCAGGTGCGCCACCTTTAAGGACTTGCACGCCGACATTAGCAAGCGTTGCAACAATTGTCAGGATACCCAATGCTGTGGTCTTCATAGTGTTATTTAGGTTGTGGTTTCTTCATGCCAGCTTCGACAGCAGCCATGAAATCCATTTCGCCGCCTTCTGGTGCTTCCTCTTCCATCTCTTCAGGCTCTTCGCCTTCTTGCGGAACAGGTAGGCCACCTACAGCAAGAGCGTAAAGCATATTGTCACGCACCTCAAAGGTTACAGGAAGATCAAATTGTGGTTCTTCAGGAAGCTGAAGACCTTCGGGCATTGGGATGTAGGCGGGCATTGTAGTGGATTATTTTAATTATGCTGTCTGTACACTAGGCATTTCCGGCAACGGTGGAAGCGGCATCGGCTCCGGCATCGGCGGCATAGGCGGGAGTGGGGGCATGGGAGGCAACGGAGGGAGTGGTGTGGTGTTCATAATAAAGTGGGAAGCGCCCTGTAGTTTTTAGGCTACAGGGTGCAGGTTGGGTTTACAGGGTGATGCCAAGGGCAGCAGCAAAGTTAGCAATGGTGATAGTCTTTACCTTTTGGGTTGAGACATCGTACACTTGAACGAGGTCAAGCTCGTCAAGAGTGTCGGCTGTCTCCGTAGGGTTAAGTGGATTAACAAGACTCGTTGCTGTAAGTTTAGGGATAGTAGGAGCGTCGTCGAGTGTAGGCATAGTCGTAAAGGGGTAGGCTAGGGGCTCCCGTTGTGGGAACCCCTAGCGGGTTAGTTAGACAGCTGGTGAGGTGCTGTCGCGCTTGAAGAGGATCACATAACCGAACTCGGTTTTGATCGGCTTCGAAGCGGAAGCAAGAACACCACGGAAGAAACCGACGGTACCATCTGGGTTGAGGTCGATGGAAGGGATGTTCTTCCAAGCGAACTTGCCGCGATAGTTGACAGGATCGAAGGTCAGGCCATTCGAACCGCTGATCGGCTCAGGGATCTGCGACTCCATCACGTCTTGGTGAAGGATATAAGCAGCCTCATAGGAAGCAGTCTCATACGCAGGGTTGATGATGGTGACCTTAGTTGTTGGATCAACAGTGTATGGGTATACACGGTCGAGTACACCGTCGGAACCAGCATCGGTAGTGGCGAAACGGGGGGCGAGGTCGTCGATCAGGTGGTAGAATCCCCTGTGGCTACGCTCAACACCGAGAGGGGCGATCAGATCGCTAACCTTCGAGGTATTGTAACGGTAGTCATCACGGAAACCAGCTTCGGTAATAAGCGAGTACGAGGCTTCCGACGAGCAAACGAGCGCGAAGACAGGACGGGCGTTCTCACGACCGTAGGCATTCGTACCGGCACCGACGCGAACCAAACGGAAATAGATCGAATCGAGGATCTTATTCGAAATGTTTGCTGAGGGGCGTCCCGCTGTAGTAGCAGTAGTGCCATTGGCACTGGAGCTGGTATCGAGGTCAAGGGTCCACGACTGAGCGCCTTCTTTGACGGTACCGTTGATACCAGTGTCAGCAATGACCGAACTGGTCGAATGGCAGACAACAGTATTTTTAACAATACGGTCATACTCATCACGATAACGCTCTTCCCACGAATAGCGAGTAGCGTCGGTGAGTGCGTCCATCACAGCGCGAAGTTGTTCCGTGCGGTAAGCAGCGAAACGAAGATCTTCAACGTTGATCTTGGGTGACTCAACAGTGGCACGCTTCAGCGAGTACTGTTTGAGTTGGCGACCAAACGAGATGAAGGACTTACCGTTAGCGTTGTTGTTACCAGTACCGATGTTGTCGCCCTTAGTACTGGGAAGGATTTGATCGAGGGTACTACCAGAAACGAGCGAAGCGGTGTTGTTACCACCGATGTCGATCCAGTTAGTGCCGAGTGTTGCACCGTTCTCAGTAGTGACAGGAAGGGCGCGGTCGTAGATCAGAGTTCCGAGGGTGTAGCCCATTCCGTCAGGAAAGGAAGTCTGCTTGATGAGGTCCATCCAAGGCGACACGTGCAACGTGCGGCGATGAATGTCTTGTCCGATACGGTTAGCCTCTTGCGTGAGGATCGTATCGATTGCGGTGTTCGCATCAGTTTGTGCGAAAGTTTGTCCATTAGTGACAGCCATAGTAGTAGGTAGTTAGAAGTTAAAAGGTTGTTAAAGTTAAAGAATACACGGATGTCGCTGAAGCGTGCGACAGGCGCATGGGCCTTAGCTTCAAGTTACCTTTCAAGTGTCTCACCTACTAGAACCGTGTTTGCTTTTGGCTGGTACGGAGCGGACCGTCGGTGTCGCAACTTTTGGGGTTGCGGATAGCTTCGTACAAATCGCATTAGTTGTCAATACAAATTTGTACGAAGCTGTCAAATTTAATTAGCGACCAAATGCAGCAGTGACCGCATCAAGGAATGACTTGCCGTCAGCAGCGGTCGGTGCCCCGCCAGTAGCAAGCGATCCGCCTCCGGCTTTCGGTGCGGCTCGGTCGTACTCGGCGAGACGGTCGGTCAGGACATCGATCTCCTTCTGGAGGCTAATGTACTGAGCGGCCATCTTCGGCAACAGCTTTGCGGCCATCGCATGATAGGTTCCGGTTACAGGGTCAAGGGTAGAGGGATCAAGCTCTGCCGCTTCTTTGGCGTAGGCTGTAAGATCCACACCTTCCATGCCGGAAAGAAACGTGAGCTTGTTCTTGAGCTTGTCAGCAACCGCGTTAGCAGCCTCCTGACGCTGTTGTACGCGCTCGATGAGGCTCTGTTGCTGACGGACGTTGTCAAGCTCCTCAGCTTCGCGCAGAGCCGCCTCAGCGTGCTCTTGTAGGACGCGACGCTGTTCAAGGATGGGGCGGACCTCTTCGATGATCTTGTAGACTCGGAACTTATCGCGGTCGCTGGCGTTGGCGAGTAGCTCAGAAAGCTGTTCTTCTTGTACGGCCTCATCATCGGTAGCGATTACTTCGAGTAGGGTACCGGCATCGAGCGAGTACTTCTCTGCAATGCTATCGGCTTCTTCAACAAGGTTGGCAAGAGGTTGCTCAACAAGGGTCTGGTAGGCGTGGCTCTGCTCCAGCTTCGTGACGAGCATGTTCTTCTCGTACTCAGCGATCCGATCTTGAAGTTGCTGGTACTCTGGATTGTTGGCGAGTGCTTCCAATTCCTGAAGTCGGCTTTCCTTCTGAGCCGCGACTTGCTCCAGTTCCTCAGACCTACTGCGGTAGGTCTTGAGTTCGGCTTTGAGTTCCTTGAATCGACGAGCTGCTTCCGGTGTCCAGTCTTTAGGCTCGACCGAATCGAGTTCGGCAAGGGCGTCCTGTTTGCTGTCAGAAGGTTCCGGTGTGGTTTCCTTGGGCTTCGGTGTGGTTTCCTTGGGCTCCGGCGTCGGTTCTGGGGTAGGCTCCGGTGCGGGGTTTTCCATCGACGCGAAGTACGAGTCAAGGGATTCGACGAACCCGCCGTTATCGGCAGGGGTGGCGGCGTCCAAAGCGGGCGCTGATTCAGGTGTTGGTGTGCTCATATGTTATTCGTAGTGGCTCCATTCTTCGAGATTCTGGCCTTTAGCTGCTGGGGCCTTAGTCAACTTCAGGAGATCATTTACAAAGTCATGGTATCCAGCCAGCCATGCTTGGCGTTGGGCGTTGCGTTCCGTGTCTGTCAGAGCCATGAATGTGGGCCGTGCTGCGGAAAGTAGGGTAGCTGCTGCCGCCTCGAAGACTGAATCTTCTAACATCTCACGGAGCTTTGCTGCTTGGGTAGGGTCACTGAACCAGCGTTCAATGGTCTGCGGTACAACAGGTTTGGAAGAAAGCATGCGCAAGAAGACCACGAAGTTCGCGATTTGTCAAATAATTTATTGAGTAACGTTGCCAGAAAGTTTCAGCGCACGCTCTGCATCCTTGAGTGCAAGGTCTTGGTCTGCCTTCGCTTGCTTGATGCGCATTTCGATCTCAGCCTTCTGTTGGGCGATCTGCATCTTCATCTGATGTTCCTGCATCTTCAGTTCGGCTGGTGATGGGCCTTGCTGTCCTTCCTGTCCGCCTTCAACTTGACCAGCTTCCATAGCCTTACGTTGCTCGGCTTGCAGCTTGCGGTTGAAGTTCGTGATGACTTCCTCAGCAATCTGAAGTAGTTGCTTCATGCCAGCAACTTCCTGTTTAGCAGAAGGATCAGCGGCAAGGTAGTTGGTGTGCTCGGTGCAATGCTGGTACACAGCCTCAACAAGCGGCAGTGCTTGCATCGGGTCAACCTCTCCGGTCTGGATGCCGCCGACCAACTGTTGCAGGAGTGGGGCGTGCATGCGGAGGTGCATGCCGTGCAGCTCACTATCGAGAACGGCAACGGGCTGGCCGGACTGCATCGCCTGATTCTCTAGCAACGCAATCTTCGCATCGACGGTCATTCGTGGCTCCGGATTTGCTGGCGCGTAGCGGTCCACCAGATCACGACCAACCCGTTCCGAAGTGATGTCGCGGATAAGGTTGCGGCGTCCGACCTCGTCGTAGCTACCGGCAATCTGGTTAAGTTCGCGCAAGGCAAGCAAGCGGTTCGCGGCGGAACCTGCACCGATAGCGCGTACTGCGACAGTCTTGTCATGGTTGATCGAGGCGATGACTTCTTTGCTGATGCCGCGCTCTGCACAACGTTTGTAGAAGCGTGTGACGTACTCATCACGCTGTGGGTTGGTAACGATCCGGCGTACGATCTCACGAAGCAAGCGAGACCAGCTGGAGTAGAAAAGGTTAATGGTCGAACCAGTCAAGCGGCTCGATACCGCGAGATCGTGTTCGGTCTGAAGATTGTTACGGTACGGGCTGCTTTGGTTGCCGTAAGTTGACACAAGGTCAACGTTCATTGCCAACTGGTTTTGCAGGTCAGCAAGTGCTGGCTGCATCGTGTTGGTCAAGTTCGGCGCGGCCTTCTCGACGATACGAACGTTCGGAGAAAGGATCGAGTATGGCCCATACATTGTGAACGACAAGTCCTCAAGCGCACGCTGCGTTTCCGGTTGGATCATCACCGCACCGCCCATCATCGCAGAGTCAATCATCTGACAACGAATGCGGTTGCTGGTCTGGATGTGGTTGAAGATCCGGTTGCCCAAACCGCGTACCGAATGGTAGGTGCCGTTGGTGCCGACACCGTAAGAGAACATCACGTAGGCATGTTCTGGTTTCTCAAACATCGAGTTCTTGCGGAACAAGAAAGACTTCGGTGTCTCTTCGCCAAACATCAAAAGCGACACACTGCCGTCGAACTCACGGACCCACATGTGCACAACCGACACCGTAGTGTTTTCGAGACCGGTATACAAATCGTTGTTCTTCATCTCGCGTTGGGTCACTTCCCAATCGGCGTAGGTGTTGCTGCCGTTACGGCCAGTAGTACGTGCGTTCTTCGAGATGATACGTTTCACTTCGTCAACGTCCCAGCCCATCTTCGCAGCGGCTTCTTCGTTCTTGATGAAGCCGTAAAGCTCGTGAAGCAGATACTGGCGGCGGGCACAGGCAACTTCGATTGACTCTTCAGACGCAGGGGTTTGCCTCGGTATGAGGAAGTCAGTCAGGCCGCAAACACGAAAGCGCCAGCTGCGAGGATCTTCAAAGTAAGACACGCCGACACCGTGCTTCGTGAACTCCGTACAAAGGCGCAGGAAGTTGGAATGAAACTCGGGCCACTCACGCAAGGTCTGCGTCAACTCCTCAGCAATAAGGTCCTCCGCCTCTTGTCGTTCAGCTGGCTCGCCGACCGTGACCGACACCCGCATCAGTTGCTGCAAGCTGGTGTAGAGGTCAACGTACGCGGACATCGAAACGTCAAGCAAACGCTGGGCCTCACCGAAGTTCAGGTTGGTCCGGTTGCCTTGGCCAGTCGAATACAAGACCCGTTGGTCGTAAGGTGCCGCTCCGTCAAACATCGCATCAACACGTGCGCGGTTGCTCGATGACTTCTCGTCGGCTTTGCGCAGAGTGTCATAGATCGAGCTTGCAGCCTTAACGTCACGGATACGGGATTCCGGTGGCGTCAGAGTTTGCGGGTCGAGGTTAAGCAGGTCGAACTCGTTCAGACCAGATGGAACCATAGGCGGATTTTGCGTCACAGCGTAGTATCGTAAAGGGCTTATCGAATAAGTCAAGAAATAGTTCTGCTAGTTGAACCTCGATTCACTAAAGCAGGGATAACTTTTGCGGCTTGTTTTACTCTAGTATCAATTGCTTCCTCCGTGCCGTCCAAAAGGTTATTCAGAGCGTCTTTGGTACTTGGACTAAACACATCCAAATGTTTTTTATCTTTTCGAGCTTTATCCATAAAGTCAATAAACGACTTCTCAGTAAATCTACTGCCGGTATCTCTATACCGCTGTCTTTGCGCGTGGGCTAATTCAGTAGCCATTTCGGTGGGTGCATCATAATAATCAGATCCACTTTTGTCTTCATACAAACCCATAGAGGCAGGAAACATAGAATGTCCCATTTCGTGATTCAACACATCCAAAAATGAGCTACTCGCGGGGAGAGTAAAATCCTTCCCATTCATTTTGATAGTGTGCGGCTTTCCTGTGCCATACTTAAAATCTTCACCCATAACAATCCTGTCTTCCGACCTGCTGTAGTTTGCCCGCGCTGGCGCACTACTATCAGGATTTTTCGCGGTGTAAATAGGTATTTTTTCGGTTATTCTTTTGGGGTCCTTAAATTTAGAAAAATCAATCCCCCTCAACGGACCTACTGTAACTGGTTCACTCAGGGTCGAATCTATATACTGTCTCGCTTTATCTACTTCTTGACTAAGTTTACCACCGTAAAATGGACTGACAACATCTGAGAAACTCTTTTTCTGAACCGTGGAGGGGTCGTAAGTAGTAGCAGCTTTGCGCCTAGACATAAGATCTTCTGCTACCGATAGCTTTTGATCACTTGATAACACGGGCGTCTGTGTACCCTCGTCTGACCAAAACATCTCTTCGGGTCTCGGAGAATCTTCCAACATATTAGTAGCTGCGTTTTCAAACATAACTTTTCGACCCCTCTCACTAACTTGCACCCCTTTCTTCGCATCCTCAGCAATCGCTTGATCCACCACAGAAGTAATCTTCTCCTTCATGTCTGGAGTAATCCTACCAAACGATTTGTCGCGGGCGTGTGTTAAACGTGCCTCTACGGCGTTTTGGAACGAATTAGGCATAAGTTGAGCGTAGATAACCTATTCAACAAGTCAAGAAATAGTTTCAGCGTTGCCGTACACCTCTTCCATCAACTTCTTGATCGGAATGCGTTTGCGCTTGCCGTTGTCATCTGTGATCTGCACACACCACTGATGGCCCTTCGGATGAATGACGGGCGTAACGCGGTGCGTTAAGCCAGCTGTGCGTCCGCGTGTTGCAGGTGTAACACGATGCACTGTACCTTCTGGTGTGATGGCGTACTTCGAGTAGTTCGGGATTATGGTCATGTCTTGTGTTGTTGTCATGGTGGGAGCGGTATAGGGGCCAAAGGGCAGCGTGTCAAATTCTTTCTGAGTTAATTCTCGTTTCTGTCTGAACGGGCGGGCCTTAAAGGGGCGCACTCGCAACTGAGGATGGGTGTAGATCGTGATCCGTTTCGGCTTCTTGGGCTTCAATTCTTTGCGCTCGTTCCGGCGAACCGCAGATTTGAGCTTGAGCAAAGCAAAGCGTTCAGCCGTAACCCAATACTCGCCGCCCCTACACGACGGCCTGTAGCAAATGAAGACGTCGCCGTTCTCGCGGATGTCACCGTAGCGGTGTCGTTTGGTCTCAGTCATGGGACGACCATACCCGAACCCACCCATCCGTCAAGTTATTTTCTAAAAAAGGTAGAAATTGATTTTTGCACAGCCATATATATAATATTCTAGCCTTTAGGTAATTCATAATACTTCAGTAATTCAGTATTAATTGAATTATTGAGTTATTATGAATTAGCACACTTTCTAAAAGTTTTCAGACATTTAGCGTTTTCAATTTCTACCTTATTTGGAGCCCAAAAGTCGTGTCCAATTGTTTCTGAATCCTGTAACCGGAACCGTTTACCGCGCCTGTCCGTCCGCGAAATGTGCTAACGTATCAAAAACTGTACACAAAGCGTCCACTCCGTACTGTATCCTACACACTGTACCCTTTTAGGCTACGTGACACATGAAACAGGTCACATGATACAGGGTACAGGGTACAGTTACGCAGATTTTTCTTCCAGATAGCGTAACCTCTTGCGCTCCAGCAGCTTCTGGCGGTTTGTCAAGTAGTAATTTCGCTGATAATCCCGCACTTTTTCCAGTTTTTCTGGGTTTAGGCTTGCATCTAGCTCCTTTTTACGCTTCAGCGACTCCTTATTCTTGGTGTAATACGCCTTCTGGTAGGCTTTACGCTCCTCTTTGAACCGCTCGTAGTAGGATTCCTTGTCGCTCATAGGGGTTATACTCTCGTGTCAACACCTTATTTGTCAAGTAAAATTATTTTTTCTCAAGCGTGTATATTAATATCATAGACCACGCACAAAAACGCACACCCTACCCGTAGCCTGTATCTTCTATCCTGTATCCTGACTACAATACCGGAACAGAGATAGAGGGTTAAGGGTAAAGGGTACAGGATGCGGGGTGATCTGTGGGTGGGGCGCGGGCATAGGGTATCCCCCTAGGGGATACCCCACATGGGTGGGCGGGGGAGGGAGGGGAGACTAGGGGATACCCCTTCGGGGTAGTGGGTCGGCCAAACCCCTTTCGGAACCATAGGAAGTGGCGACGGTCAAGACGGTCTTGACCAATGCCAACCGAAACGAAAACAAAAACAAAGTAGAATAAAACAATATGTCCAACAATAACAACAATACTGCCACTGCTATCTCCAACCTTATGTGGGAAGGATCGGTGGAGATCGTCAATCAGATTGCCAACCTTGTCTTTCAGCTTGCTGAAGAGATGAAACATGACCCATCGAAGATGGGCCTTGCAATCGGCAATGCTTGGCATCAAATCGGTGGCGAGGTTGAAAGTGCCAAACCAGCAAGACTTCTTATTGAATCTTGCCATGAAGCGAAGATGGATAAAAAGAGTATCTATGCTCTTATGAAATCAGCAGAGATTATCTCCAAACAGAGAGTTTCTCAAATCTACCAATCCTCCATCGAAGGCAACAAGGATGCCAACAAAGGGAGCAAGGATCGCAAAGCGAAGGATGGTCAAGGGGGTCTTGACAAGTCTGGCATCACATGGGAGCAGATCCTCGAAGCCATCAAGGCTCACCCACAGATCACCCGAGTCCAAGCCGAAACCGCAGCTGCCTTGCTCGCAAGCAAGATCGCCTGAATCCTGAATCCTGAATCCTGCAAGTCCAACCCTTACAGGATACAGGAAACCTTATTCAAGACATGAAATCCATCATCCACAAATCAATCCTCGTGGTTCTTTATTCAGCCATCCTAGTCGCTCTCGTGCGTTGGGCCTTTCAAGGCCCCTCGGATGTGGAGCTACGCATCCGCGCTAGTGAACCAATCGCGCGTTGAGAAACCCCCTTCGGCCTCAATAGGTATGAGGCCAGTCAAGACCTCCTAGACAAACCGAAAACAAAAACATATGACCAGAAACCAATTCAATAGTATCTGTGCGATGCTCTACATCCACCCCGAAATCGCGCTCGAAAACGAGCGAGTCGTCAACGCCCTGCGCGATGGGGCGCATGAAGATGAAATCGAAGCCATCCTCTACGAGGAGTTTTGAGTCAAGACCTCCTAGACAAACCGAAAACAAAACAAAAACAGAAAGCAAAACATATGAGCAACACATACATTAAACACAAGCAAGAGTTTGTAGCCAAGATACCCAAATTCCTCGATGAATTAAAAGAAGACCTAGCAACAATAGATCAAGACTTTAGTGGGTTGGAGTATGGTATCGAAATGATAGCCAGAATGGTGTCGGAGTTTGTGGAAGATGCTGAAGACGCTATCAGGCTGGATAGAGCAGCGAGATTGCTGGATGAGAAGAACAACTGCGTCCGCGTCCGCTGGTCAGATGGGGTAGATACCTTGATCTCTGGCAATGCTATCACGCAGGAGCTTCGAGATCACATCGCATGGCGCACCGAAAGGTACGCCAGCAAGGGTGAGGATCTAACCTTCCGCATAGAGACGGGAGACCGCAGAAACATATTGAAGTGAGGCCAGTCAAGACCTCCTAGACAAACCGATTGCGTAGCTTTCCGCAAAGTTGAAGCGCAACACAAAAGAAAATACACATATGCAAACATACAATGCCGTATCCGCCGTATCCCCCGAAATTCGTGACCTCTTCGAGGGCATGACCTACTCCTTCACCGGAGCGGACGGGAGACCCTATGAGACCACCATCGAGGGTGGCGAGCCAGAGACCTACAAAATGGTTGAGACCATTGATGGCTCGCTTGCCAGACTCGTGGACTGCACACCCGTCAACGACGATCGTTGGTGCGGTCGCTTGTACTACAACGAAGAGCAACTCGAAGAAGCCGAAAACAATGGCGACATTCACTACCTCTCTGATAGGGATCAATACTGGACAAGCGACCATGTCGTTTGGTCGGAAGAGGAGGACGAATACATCCATCAGAATGATGCCATTAGAATTGGTGGGTATTGGTTCCTTTCCAGTTCTGACTCCGTCAGATACGACCATCGCGGTGAAGTTTTCCATGCCGAGGATGATGACTACTGCTATGTCGAATCGGAAGGCGAGTGGTATCATAGCTCCGAGTGTCATTATCATGACGACAGCGGCGAGTACCATTCTGGCGACGAATACGACTGCTGCGAGTGCACACCAGCCGAGAACCGGATCAACGAATATCACCATGCCCCGAAGCCGTCCATCTTTAGAGGGCTGTCACCCTACCTTGTCGGCTTCGAGGTCGAGAAATGTTCAGTCGGTGGCGCGACAAATCGCGGCGACTATGTCGACACCAAGCCACTCTTCTCCGGCTGGGAAACGGACGCATCATGTGGCGTCGAAGGCATCACCCATGCCTATGACCCGCTCGATGAAAGTGTTGCCGAGCAGTTTAGTCAAGACCTCCTTGACTCCGCCGACTATGTCAATGCGCCGAGCGATTCATCCTGCGGCGGGCACATCAACCTCTCGTCTACCGTCCACACGCCACGAGAGCTGATGGCAAAGTTCAAGGACTACGCCCCGCTTTGGTACGCTGTCTACCGCAACAGGCTCAACAATAACTACTGCCACAACGACAAGAAGATCGAGCACGGCGGGGACAAGTACTCTCCGGTACGCACCAAGTCCTTCGGCATCGAGATCCGCTTGCCCAACCGAGTGCACAACGCAACGGTATTGCAACGCCGCTTCGAGTGGGTCGGGCTTACTTGCCAAGCCATAACGGACGAGACTTCGTTCAACGCCTATGTCAAGTCATGCCGTGACCTGCTCCTCAATGGGGCGTACAACGGAGACCGCAACAAGTATGCGATGATCCTGCGACTGGCCCGCAACTTCCGAGTGTGGATGCTTGACGGCATCGCCCACCCATCCATCCAACAATGGATCTGATTCGTCAAGACCCCCTTGACAAACATGGTAGCGTAGCTTTCCGCCTAGTTGAAGCACCACCTAACCAATAGAAAACAAAACAAATATGTGCCTTATTATCCACAATCCAAAATGCAAAGAGATCCCCTACGAGATCCTCGACAACGCTATGTGCCTCAATCCAGACGGCTTCGGCATCTTCTACCATGACACAGGAGAGGTGCGCAAGACTATGGACTGGCAGAAGCCTTACGAGTGGATCGAGGAGGGGCGACCCTTCACCTGCCACTTCCGCTATGCAACAAGCGGGCCTGTCAGCAAGAAGAACTGCCACCCGTTCACCATTGACGACCGCTATTCATTGATGATGAACGGCACTATCGAGCGGCTCAAATCTACCAAGTCGGTGGATACCTTCGAGCTTTGCAAGATCCTGCGTGACCTGCCGGAGGACACCATCCTCTCGATCTTGAGCACCTACGCTTGCCGCTTTGCCCTACTCGACAGGCAGACAGGCAAGGCAACGCTCGTCAACCAAGACCTATGGACAAAGAAGGACGGAGTCATGTACAGCAAAGCCAACTGCCTACCGGACGAGAAGAAGTACAAGCCACACATCCAGCCATACCATGAGCAGGTGTGCTGGAAGGAGGGCAACTTCGGTGATGCCTATGATGACGAGTGGTCATGGTACGACACGCAGATAGGCAAGCCCGACAAGCTCGATGCCACCCCTGTCCTGCACACGGTAGCTGTGTACGGCACGCTTAAGTCTGGTCACGGCAACCATAGCCGATTCCTAACCGAGAGCTACTGCTTGGGGGAAGGTAGGACTTGTGACGACTACCCCCTCGTAGTCGATGGCTTGCCCTACCTCATCGACCGCAAAGGTACAGGTCACAAGGTACTGGTAGAGGTGTATCGTGTAGACGACGACACACTATCGAGACTCGACGGACTCGAAGGGCATCCGGAATGGTACCAGCGCAAGAAGATCCGCATTAGCCTCTACAAGGGCGGTACTACTACCGCATGGGTCTACATGATACCGGATACCAGAAGCCTCACCCACATGAATGATACTGGCGTTTATGTGGACTCGTACTGAAGCCAGAAGTCAAGACCCCCTAGACAAACCACTAACCAAACTAAAGCAAATGAATAAAGACAACCTCATATCCACAGAAGAGTCGGTCAACGCCGCCATTGCATACCTCGCATCAAAGGATGCGCTGCACCTACTAGCCGAAGAAACGGAAGTGATGGGCAGTAATGTGTGCATGTGGCTTCCGAAAGAAGTGTCCGCCCTCGTAGTAAGGAACTCACCTCGTCGCCACAAGTGAAAGTCAAGACCCCCTAGACAAACCCACAACATGATACCAGAACTAACAATCATATTCTTGATCCTGCTGGCTGTCGTTATCTCTGCCCTGTTGCAGGACAACGACAACACAAGGTTCAAACACTAAAGCCAAACGACAGCGACATAAGTATGGAACCCCCAATCATATTCCTCTGCATCTACATGATCCTTGCGATCCTTGCGAGCATTGGACGCCCATAACCGAAGCCTGTATCCTGCACGATGGATACTGCGTAGCTTACCGCATAGTTGGAGCCTTAACCACCAACAAATACACATATGAACAACGACATGACCGCTATTGAAGAACTAATCCACACCATCGACCAACTCAAATGCCTCGCCGAACAGGCACTCGATCTTGCCGCTGAGTACAGCGGCGGCGAAAGTGAAACTGCTGATGTGCTCCGTGAGATGCTCGACCGCGTGATGGAAGAACACCACGCCAACGACTAACACTTAACTGGATGCGTAGCTTACCGCATAGTTGGAGCACAACCTAACAAATAGAAACAAACAAAAATGCAAGATAGAATACAACAACTACGCAACGAACTATTCACGGCGCACCGAGAAGCATACAAACAGATCGAGAAGAAGATGCGGGAGCAGCCACTAAAGGTTGAGCATCTGTTCGATGGCGCACCCGAAGGTGCGTTCAGTTGGGAAGGTGATCCCGACGATGTCGGCAACGCATATCATTGCGGTGACGATGAGTGCGAAGTAGGATGGCACGAGGACTGCGAGTATCATAGCTTGGGCCGCGACGAGAACGGCAAGACATGGTATGTCGTGTATCAAGACTCCATTGCAGGATGCGGAGACTACCAACCTACTGCAGGTTGGGATGAGCGTGAAGGTGATGAGCCATCCGAAGCGGTCTTGCTTGATCTCCAGTATCACTTCGAGTCTCGTATGGTTGACCACTTCTACGAGTGGGCTGTGTACAATCTCGACTGCGCCGAGACTGGTAAAGACCCCCTCGATCAAGCGTTTCGCGAGCTTACTGCTGATGAGTGGATCAAGTCCGCAGAAAGCAACCTCAAGTATCTGCAAATGCATAGGTAATTAACCATGAACATCGTAAGAGAATACATGCCAAACGGAATGCCGATGCTGATCCAAGGCGAACTCAACAAAGACAACATCGTGGACACCGCAACGGTTCGGGTGCACCCGCTGACCAACGAGGGCAAGGTGCTGTTCGAGTTGAAGATACCCGCCGACGACAGCTTCATTATCGCTACGGCAGACAGGTTGACTGACCTGTACGCCGTAAAAAATAATTGAGAAAAGGTATTGACCCTTTCAGGAAACTGAATTACAGATGATCGCAACGCCGACTGCGACAGCACAAATGGTCGGCCCTCTAATACAAAAGCAAACAAAAATAATATGACAACTAACTCCATTAACCCAACCAAACCATCCGAACTCCTCGACCTCGCGGAGATCGCAGTAGCAACCGACCGCTTCCTGTTCATCGTGGGTAGCGGTGGTGCTGGCAAGACCAGCATCGTCACCAAGATCCTCGCCCCGCAGATGGGACGCAAGGTGTATTGTGTCAACCTCAACGGGCAGGGCCCGCAAGAGGTGATCGGATACGGCAAACCAGACGGCGATGACATGTCGTTCTACGCACCGGACATTTGGCCCACCGCCAAGCGTGTAGGTGACGAGCCTGTGCTCCTGTTCCTCGACGAGTGCAACGACTACGATCCTGCGGTGCGCGCCCTGCTCCGTTCCCTGTACCCTGCATCCGGTGACCGGATGGTTGGTCCTCACAAGTTGGGCACTAATGTGTTTGTCGTGTGTGCTTCCAACCGCAGACAGGACGGCACCCGATCCGCCGTTGAGGATGCCCCGTTCACCGAGCGTTGCGTCAAGGTCACGCTCGAACCCAATGTCGGGGACTGGCTTGACTGGTACGATAGTCAAGCCAAGCTGACGGCAAGCGGGTCTCATGTGCCAGCGTTCCTCAAGTTTGGTACGACTAGCGGTGACGGACTCGACCACTTCAACCCGCCTGTCGTCATGCCGTACGATGGCGTGCCCCATCCATGTCCTCGTACATGGGAAGCGGTAGCACTGGCACACCCATTCCGCGCCACCAAACCGGAAGCGTTCCGCAAGTTCGTGCGAGGTTCGGTCGGTGATCGTGCGGCGTCTACTTACTTCGCATTCCTCCAGCATGTGGACAAGTTGCCGGACATCGCCACCCTCAAGGCTGACCCCGATTCCTTTAAGGTACCGGAAGATCCTGCGGTGCAGTTCGCCCTCGTGTCCGCTTGCCTTGCCATCGCTACTCGCGGCGTCAAGGACATCGCCATTGCCGTACACAGCGGCGGCTTCGACTGGCTTGTGTCCCTACTGCTCCGTTGCCGTGGCGACATTCGTGAGTTCGGTGCACGCTCTGCCGTACGCCGAGGCATCCCTCTGGATGAGCACCCACAATCCCGTGACCTCATCCTCGCATAAGCAAACAACAAAACAAACAGAATAGAAATACAACATGACTACTACACAACAACTCAAGGCATTCCAATCGATCGTGCTCTGCCACTTCAGCACCACGGCACCAGCAACCAACGCACTCAATCGTAGTGCATCAACGAGGGCGGTGACTGCCGCTGGAGCTGACCGCAATGCGGCTCGTGTCTACAACACGATCCTCACGGCGCGAGGCACGGCAGTCGGTCGTGCTATCAGTCTGCAACAACGGACAGGCGTTGCCGTCCGCCGTTGCGGTTCGCTCTGCCAGACCGGAGGCATCTACCTCCGCATCAAGGATGTCGCCGAAGTGCAGAACATCTTCGACGATGCGCAAGCAGAACTCGATACCGTCCGTGAGGATATCCTCGCTACCTATCCCGACCTACTCACCTCCTTGCATACGCAATTAGGTTCGTTCGTCAACGAGGTGCAGATCCCTACTGCTACGGAGGTGGCGAGCAAGTTCACCATGAACTTGACCATCATCAACCAGCCTGTTGCGGTTGACGATGCCGTGCTTGTCGGCCTCACCGAAGAGGTTGCCAACCGCGTGCGTGCTGACTCGCAACGGCAGGTGACAGAGATGCTCCGTGCTTCACACGCTGGCCCGATCAACGATCTGAAAGCTGTGATCGCAGAGTTCTCCAACCGCTTGCGCAACGCTGACCGCTTGCACCTGTCGCAGTTTGACAAGCTGCGTGAAGAGGCACAGCGTGTGCAGAAGCTCAACTTCTTCGAGCTACCGGAGATCGAGCAAGTTGTACTTGCAGTAGCTGACGCTGCTCGCATACCGAGCGGCGAGCTGACGCAAGACGAGCGTGTTCGCATTGCCCAGAAGGCGGAAGCCGCAGCTGTAAAAGCTGACGAGACTCTTGCCGCTCTCGGTCTGTAATACCAACCACATAAATACAAATGGAAACAAACATGATAGACCCCACATCATTCGCCACCAACCACCCGTTGTCCGTAGCCATGCGGACAACAGGTCGGTACTGGTTCATCGCACACAGCAAGCTCATGTCTATGAGCTGGCAGTGGTCGGACGCTGTACCATACGGCGCAACGGACGGCGCAACCCTACTGCTCAACCGTAAGGGACTTAACAAGCTGGCGGGTAGACCCAACGGCGCTGGCCTCATTGCATTCTTGCTGGTGCACGAGGCACTGCATGCGCTGTTAGGTCATGGCTGGCGCCTCGCCAAACTACCTGACCCGAAGACCGCTAATGTTGCGGCTGACTACATCATCAATGCGATGATCGCCAACCGCAACCGTGAGATCGGCAAGGAAGTATTCCCCCTCATCGAGGGCGTGCTCCTTGACGAGCAGTTGTCCGGCAACAATTCAGCCGAGCAACTCTACCGCATACTAGCTAAACCACAACAGAACCAAGAGATTAATCCTAAACCATCCCAACAACAAGATGATACCAACAATGATACCAACAATGATAACAATGAAGACAGCGATCAAGACGACAGCGAAGACAGCGAAGGCAATGAGCAGGAGAGCAGTGAAGACAGCACTGCTAGTGATCCTGACAGCGGGGGTGATAGTGCTACCGACACTGACGAGTTGGATAGTGGAGATGATCTGTCGGACTTTGTCGGCACTGGCGCACCGGATACGTTCGAGCCGGAAGCCGAAGACGGTGAGTCCAAGCAGGAAGTCATCGACCGCATCGAAGAAGCCAACGATTCGATCTTCATCGCCGACGAAATAGATCGCCGCCAACAAGGTGACAGCGGCAGCACAGCCAACCGCTTGCAGTCACAGCGTACCAGTTCCTCGTTGAGCTGGCCCGACCTGCTACGTGAATGGTTGACAAAGCGTTCACGCAACGGATGGGATGCGCCGTTCAACAACCCGATCTTCCAGACAACTGGACTCGTCGCCGCTGGTCGCCGCACCCGCAACGCCGGAGAGATAGTACTGGTACTGGATACCTCCGGCTCAATCGGACAGCGCACCTACGACCGCTTCCTCAGCGAAGCACAAGCGGTGCTCGATGACCTCAAGCCAGACAAGTTGCACCTGCTATCCGTCTCGCATGTGGTAGCCGATGACTTGACTCTTGAGGTAGGCGACACCGTGCCAGCCAAACTCAAGGGCGGGGGTGGTACGAAGTTCAAGCCAGCCTTTGATTGGGTAGCCGAGCATGCGCAGGATGTGGATGTCATGGTCTACCTAACGGACGGATACTCGGATGACCGTAAGGATATCACCGATGTGGAGTTCCCCCTGCTTTGGCTGTCAACTGGTGCCCGTACCAGTGACTTCAAAGCAGGAGAGGTTATCGAGATCACCGATGTGTGATAAAATAAAACAACTAAAAATAAATAAGAAATATGAAAATAACTAGAGCACAGTTCAGAAAGAGATACGAGAAGCCAAGTGTATGGGTCGAAGACAGGATGCACGAATGGATGCGCAACGTCCGACTCGGCAATAGAGCAGCGACCATGTTGTCAGAGATCCCCCACTACTACCACGAGGGCAGTAGCAGAAGCAGTAATCCTACGGTAAGAATCGTATCAGGTTACAGGGTTACCCTCATAGTGGGGGACCACCCTCCCCTAACCGTCGCTGCCTACTCACCGTTGATCGGCGGGTTTGTAGTTTGTTATTCGACAAAGTATTATGGCGAGGGATCTGAAGACCTTAGTCTATTCAACGTATCATCCTTAGCCCACCTACCCCTCTCGTCTGATCCATTAGATGATGATACCAGTAGGCTAGTCCTCATGTCAGACTGCGTGCCGAGTTTAAATGGTGCGCTTATACAGAGGCGTAAGATACAGAAGTGGATGTTCAGAGATAACCCAACCGACGACATGATGATGAACCTTGTATCCTGTATCCGGCAGCAGCCACAAGAAAGGCGTGACAGACTCATGGTTCTGCTGGATAAATACGGGGCACCGGAAGGCCCGCTCGGTGAAGCACTAATGCACATCGACAAATTCCGTTCAATGTAAACAACTAATAAACAAACTAATTATGAAAGACAAAGTACAAATTGATACAGGACGTGACATCCTCACGCTCGAAGCCAACGTCACACCCAATGCAAAGATCGTGACCGCATATGTAAACGGCATCTCGATACGATCCGGCTCGCTGCAACTAGCACGGGTAGCGGATGCGTTTGCCGATACAGTAGTCGCCGCCTGTGCCCTACGTGTTGATTCGTCGTGGCTTAAGAAGCAGATCGAAGAGTTCATCAACAATTCAATGCAATAAATACACATGAAACAAAAAGAAAAAATGCAAATACATACACTACCCCTCGAAGATCCAGCAATGCAACACACTGTATCCAAACGGTGTAAGTGCAAACCAGCTACAACTAAACACGACAACGGTGTTGCCATTGTGGCACACCAAATGGTTGGTGCTGGTCCGGACAAGTGGTCACTCGAAGTAGTTACAAAATAATATGAGCACAAAGACAGAACAAAACAAACTACATAAGATGATATCTAACATTCAATCCGGCTCGATGAGCGAAGCTCACTACGAGTTTGCCGTTCGCGGCCAGCTCATTCGCTGGTTCCACGAACGCAACACGAAGGAACTCAAAGCAATGAAGAAAGGATTCCTTGCATTGCAAGCAACGAAAGGAGGTAAGCGATGATCTTCATAGCCGTCGTCGTACTATTTATGTTAGGCCCCTTGCCAATCATCATGGGTTTGATGAGTGTAGCAAGGGACCGCCGTGAATTTACTCGGTTGGATCGTTGACCCAATAGATGTCCGGCTTCTTATTGAGTTTGTTCGCAATCATTTGAAGCCGTTCATTGGGGTCCTGCTCTTCACCTTGTTTGGTATTAGCATAAGCCTTTCCAAACCATGCGTCGTTACCCCTCCAAGCAATCCGGTATCCTGCATCCGCAGATCGGATTGTGTCTTCACTAAACCTGCTGGCTTTGGCTGATGCTGCTATCGAACTGTTGGAAGAACCGAGAGCTTTCATCGTGTGGATGAAGTTGGAGATGCGTGCTTGTGTCTGGTTCATCGCATCTTGATGGCGGTCGATTACATCATCGACATCATCTTGAGACTTGTATCTACCAGACATAAGCTCGCCAACAATACCTACGGAGGAATCTTGTAGACTCTTTAGGTTGCGGAACGCACGGCGCTCAACCTCACCGAAGGTAAGAGTCCTCGGCCTTGCGCCTAACCCTTCACCCAATAGGATCTCACCTGTGTTCTGCTGGCCCGTACGGAATGCCTCGTAAAGTTTAAGCGAAGCCGAAGGCAGCAAAGCATTCTTGCCGTAGTGCATCAGCATGCGGTTGACCTTCACCGGAGCGGAGTCGGTCTCGACATAGATCGGCTGACCGAAGTTATCTTGGTTAGACAAGATCTCACCTATGGATGCAGCCGCAATCTGCACACCGATGATATCATTTACTACGTACGATGCGAGCTTCGACCCCTCGATACCTTTGCCTGTACGATAGCCGTCCGAGATGATCTTAAACATATCGGTTAGCTGGCTATGTGGTAGGATGTAAGTCATGTCGATGAACTGAATCTTATTTCCTTTGAGTACTTGAGCATAGAGTGAGTGACCACGCTGCCATTTTGGTAGTCCTTCACGCAACGCTTCTATCTCATTCACATTAAGCATGCGTTCTTCTTCTTCGTCATCACCGGACAGTGCACGGAATACGATTGATGCCAGTGTTCCGATGATTGTCGGGGCCGCAGTTAGTGTGCCGATGAAACCAGCAAGACGGCGGGTACCACGGCGTGCCATGAGACCGCCTTGGTTAATCTCTTCCATAGCTAATGGTACAGTGTTGAGCATCGTGCGGAATACTTCCGACTTCCATCGGGCAAATGGGAGGAAGATGTTGGCAATCGGTGTCCGGTTAAAGGATTGGACTGCATCAATAACTTGCGAGTGACCAGCGAAGACGAGCTTTACTTTAAGCGCAGCGGCTTCGTCCTTCTCAGCTTCGGACATACTCTTACCGAAGTGTCTGTCGATTATGCCGCGCTCATAGTAGTAGGCGTTCACCTTGTAGATTCCGTCGATCGTGCCGTCAAGCGAGCCAAGGAAATCTGTGAACGAGCCATACTTCGAACCAACTGCATCGAACACACCCTTAAGCAAACCCTTTTGTTTTATGCGAGCGATGACACCACCAGCATCTTTAGTTGCGCGGGCTTCATCAATGTCAGCCATCAGTTCTAGCAACTCTTGTTCCGGCGAAGCGATTAGACCACGGATCATGTCTTGCACAACCCGACCTTGTGATTGGTCGTTAAGTACATTGAGTTGGACTAGACGAAGGATAGCGTCGCGTTGCTTTTCTTCAGTTGGCAAGTTGCTAAACGCGCCACGTGCTGATTGAATAACAGACTCGCGTCCGGCATCGGACAGCGGGTTCCAGAAGATACCTTGAGCAGCACCCATAAGGTAGCCACCGATAGCGTTACGCGGCCAGTATCCGATACCGAGTTGAGTCTTCATCTGTACTGCAAGACCAGACATACGAGACACACCTCTGCCGATCTTGCTCATCATCTTAGTAGAGTGAGCCATATGGTTTGCCATGTTGACACCGAAGGTTTCATCTAGAACTCCGGCGATCTTCGGGTCAAACCAGAGACCAGCCATCGGCCCCATCGTGGCAAAGGAACTTTCACTACGCCACTGAACATAATCTGGTTTAGGTTGCTTGCTCGCAAGACCCAAGTCAATTGCTGTCTGTGCAAACTGATTACGGAACTGTTCATTAGCCGACATCATACCGACCTTGAACAGCGTGTTGGCGGCGTTGGCAACTGGATCGTCGATCTCTCCCAATAGTTCACGGAAGGTAGAGTCGATATCCTTTTTAGGTTTAAACCTATTAAGGTCTTGGCGCAGTGAATCAACAGCGATACGATCCGTAGTCTTGGACATAGTCTCAAGAGTTTCGAGATACTTGTCGAGCATGTTGAGGGTCATGTCCGACACATCTTGCTTGCTGTACGGCATACCTTTTTTCTTGAGGATGATCTCGGCTTGCTCGTAGTACGCATTAGCTGCCGCGCTCCTTAGCTTCTCGAAGTCCACAACCTTGCCGTCAATTGTAATCTGCCCACCGGATCTTGCGGCCATTGCCCATCCTTCAGTTGTGAAGTAGCGGTATGCTCTTGTGAGGTACACATCATTCGATTCATCAAAGCCTATGTTGCCCTTGAACTTATTGATGTCGGTGCGTAGTGCGATAGCTTTACTAACAAGACCACCGAATCCAGCGGCAGCTACGGCTTTCTCTGCTGCTACTTGTTTCTTTCGGAAATCGATGTTGAACTTCAGGCGTTCGTCGCGCTTCAGGTCTTCCCTGTAGTTGAGTACACGCTGCTCGACTTGTTCGTCAGTAAGTCCGGTCGTATCGAGCTGTGCCTCAAAGCTATCTACTTTGTTATTGATGTCTTTAAGTACAGCATCTGTGAGCGGGGGAGCTGTTGTACCGAAGAGTGTCTTGATGTCATCTACCGATACTCCGGCAGCGATAGCTGTATCGCGCATCTTCGGGAAGTCACGGATGAAATCTTTAAGAGATGAGGAGATGGTATTAATAGTACCAGTACGCATGTTGGATATAGCACGCAACTCAGCGGGCATGTTGTACATCTTGGACTTCAGTGTTGCCCAGAAGCCGTCAGTCTTTTTGGGGTTAGACGACATGACAGGCACCGCATACATCGTGCGACCAACTTCCGGTGCGCCGTCGAGGGCGGCGAGGAAACTCTCGCTGTCACCAAACCGTGTGTCCTCTAGCACATTAGAGTCGGGCATTGCTGCACCCTTCCTGATCTTATTGAATGTGCGCGAAGCACGCGATACCATCGCCGCTGTTTCAGCAGTTGGGTAGTCAGCGAAAAGCTGTCGGAGTTTCGTGATGAATGCTTGAATACTACGGACAACTGCGTCAAGCAACGTCGGGTCTTTAAGTGCGTACCTAATATCGTTCTCTGCTGTTCGTCCAGTAGCGACTTTAGTAACTGTCATACGCAACCACTCGTCTGCAATATCGGAGTTGGTAAGTCTGCCCGATTCACGGTCGGTTGCTACGCGGCTGCGGATCTCATCGGCAGTAAGTCCTGTTGCTGAGTAGTACTCTTCTGCAATCTGTTGTAGTCTTTGCTCGCCCAAACTATCAGCAACCTTTGCTACTTCGTCCGGCGTGAACTCCATGCCGACGGCAATGTGCCCAAGTTCGTGGTCAATCAAAGAGCGGATCGAGGCTTTAGCTCCGCGCTTGTTCATGTTGGCTACCCGTTTATACAATTTCTCAGCGTTGACTTTAATAGTTCTAAAGTCAGCTCGGCTAACTGCAGCCTCGCCGTCAAGGGTACTATCGAATTCGACGTTGATGTTAGCCGGAAGGAGGTCAGCCAGTTGGTTAGCTACACCAGTAAGAGCGCCTTCAAACCTTTCAATCGGCTCATCGACTTCGGTAGCCGGAGAGAATTGAAGTTTGCCATCAAACAGCGTAACAAATTGGCGTGCGCGGTTGGGGCCAAGATCTCGGATCACGCTCATCTCCGACTCAATACTTGCGTCTTTAAGAGCGGAGCGTTGGCGTGCTGATAGTTCTCCGGTAGCCTCTACATAGAGCTCGGTACCAGAACTAACAACACGAGCGTAGCCCAATCGTTTGGCTAGTTCGTAGATGTCATTGTCGTCTAGCATCAGTTGAGATTCGACACCCTTCTCATCGAGGAATTCTTCGAGGGCACTCTCATGCTTGTCGACAATCACTGTGATGATCGAGTCTCTGTGTGTAACGAGAGCGGCCTCAGCGTTTCCTTGTGTTGACAAGTCAACCTCCATGAATGTGCCATCACGGAATAGCCATCCGTCTGTCGTCGGAAGTTGCTTCTCCTCGACGATGGCACTGAGCATAGCAGGTTCACCGCCTTCGAGTTCGGCTTCCAAGTCTGCCAGATAATCCAATTGTTCGTTGGTCAATTTACTTTTGCGAGCAAACCTAATATCAGGCGATGTAATTTGGAACCGCTGTGATAAGGGGATCACGTTGCCGTTGTCGTCAAAGGTAACTGACTCAGCCGATTTTATTTGGGATGGTTCGAATGTAATATACTGTTCTCCTCGTGATACGAAATCAGAGTCTAGCCAATAGTCATCTTCGATACGAGCCGAACGTCTACCTGCTGCTTGAAGGGATTCTTTCCAATCTTTACGTGTATCAAACCGGTTGGCATCACCTACAAAGTGTCTCCAGAAGTTTGCATATTCTTGTGGGTTATCTAGTTTTAAGAACGCTTTAGTTACAACGAATGGTGTCTTAGCACCGTCTCTCCACTTTTTAAAATTAGCGGCGGCCTCTTCATTGTCGGCGAACCAAAAACCATATGTAGATATGTTTGGGTCAAATACATTGATCGGTGCTCCCGATGCGTGGTACCCGACGGTATCGTAACCAGCCCTACGTGCAGCTTCATTCACCAACTGCTGCGCCGTATCTATGTCACCAGCTTCGACAGCCGCCACATATGCAGCGTCAAGTGCTGCAATACCCGAACGTTTGTATCGTACGTCAGGCTGGAGCGAGCGGTTGTACATCTGAAGCTCCGCCTTAAAGGAGGATATAACATCTTGGATTTGGTCAGCGCGATCACGAATCGTATTTCTGTAATTGATGTTGTACGTGGTATCCGTAGCGAACATACGAGCAAAGTCGATCAACTCTTCGAGCGGATTAGATAGGTTGGCGTCCTTATCAACACCGAAGAAGTTAAGGATTGCATCGACGATGCGGCGAAGTAGTGAGCGTTGACCAGTAGGCGTCGCGTCAGTGATAATACCTTGGAACTTAACATCTGTAAGTGCGTATGCAAGGAACTCGACATCGTCTCCGAGAGCATCAACGAACTGGTCGGACTCTAAACCGCGCTTGCCAGCCTCGACTTTCGTCAGGTTACGAAGAGCGGTGATCCGTGCCAGCGCCTTGCGTTGCATCGGAGTTTTCGGGTTCGTCATTATCTGGTGTGTCTCCGCATGCAAGAACTCGTGCAGCAGGACATCAGCAATGCCACGACCGTTGTGGCCGGACAGGTTGATAACAACAAGGTTCGACTTCGGCATGAAGGCTCCGGCAAAGCGGACGTCATTGAAGTCACCAATGTTAAAGTTCACATTGCGAATAAGTTCCGGCGACTGAACCAGCAATGCAGCCACTCGGCGATGTTGTGGCTTACCTGTTTCGGCGATCTGCCTAAAGGCTTCGACCACTGATTCGGTATCCCCACTGCGCACACCCAACTTATCAAGCTCTGCTTGGTTCATCTTGCGTGCGGCGTCAGCGGCCATAGTGACGTCGTCGCTGATACTCAGCTTGATGTCGAGGTTGGTGCGAGCAAGTTGCTTCATTGCCCTAACGTTCTCACGAATAGCTTCGTTCGATGTCGGGGGCTTCAGTGCTTTGGTACGCTCTTGCGGCGAGAGAGCAGCTGTCATCGACGGCGGGATAACCCGTCCGGCCTGACCGACAGGCGGAAGCCAGCCAGCTTCGAGCAGTAGGTTAGCTAATTGCAGACCTTCCGTGGACTTAGATAGCGATTCGCTAATAGCCTTACGCTCGTCGAGTTTGCTTGAACTCAACGTGCGGTCGGCGATGTTTACAAGATCCTCCGAGTTAATGTTTGGATTAAGTTCCGGTACGCTCTTCTGTACGATACCGAACAGCAGGTCGTACATTGTATCGTTAGACTCAAGGTTGTTTACCAACTGTGTGAGGTTGTCCTCTTCAGCGGCAATAACAGACGCACGTACATCATCGTTCTCGGAGATGAGTTGTGACATAGCAGCGAACGCTGTTTTAGATTCCGGATACGTTGTCTGTGTGGCTGCGTCTACGGATATCGTTTTAACGGCGGTATCTAGGGTACCTCTACGTTTCTGCGCTTTAACTGTATTCCTAGCCCTGATAGAAATCAAAGAACTAAATGAAGTAACACCCTTAGATAGATAGCCGTTAGTTAATCTATCATAAAGGTTAAGCCCATAATTAGTTAGTACGTCTTCGGGGGATGTACCACCATATCTGTTTGCCTTCAATATGCTCGCGGCATAGTTGTAACTAGGTGTGTTACCTTCCGCGTCTTTCATCGACTGGACAATAATCTTAGGTAGACTCTTTAGATCTTCGATAGTTGTATTAGGGTCCTTAAGTCTGGCGGCTTCCAGTACGCCAGCGATACGGGAAGCGAGACCAAACTCTTTTAGCTGAAGAGAGTGATCCATTTGGGCACTAAGTACCACGTTCTCCGCGTTATTTTCATCTAGATTAAATGTCTTAAGTAAGAGATTACCGATTCTAGATCTCCTAGTCTGTTTGGCTGCTTGCGATTCTTCGAGCGGTACATCCTCATACAAGCTACTAGCCGCAACGGCGTCGTCCATAAACGACCCGTATGTAGATATACCGGCTGACCTGTTGCGTGCGGTAGGACCTGCTTTATCAAGGTAACGAGCAGCAGGTTCCACGAGAAGAGAATCAAGCTGCATGGATTTGTCTTCTCCGCGAGATTCATAGCCTGATGTCCCAACAAGCGAAAGATCTCCGGCACCATAAACACCGGAGTGGTTTGGGTAAAGCTCTACTCTTTTAACACGACCAGTATTCTCGTCAACCTCGATAGACGGATTAAGATTAAACTCACCGTTTTTAATTTGTTGCAGTGTTTCTTTCGAAGCGTAAACTTCTTTACCTAGATCCATCTGAGCGGCGGTCACACGCGGATCGTTTGTAAAGAATCCACGTATCGGCTTTTGCTCAGAGTCAGCCACCATAGGTAGCGGCAGGTACTCCGAACCGGTGCCTTCCATATTGCCAAACGGTACTTTAGATTTAACCGTAACGATGTCGGTCTCCGGAGCTTCAATGAATGGGAACCGCTCTTTAATACCTGCAAGAATACGTTGTTTGATTTCAACTTGATAAGCTGGTAAACCTGCGGCGCGTGGAAAGCCGAGAGAGATACCGCTGACTTTTTTGTTGTGGAAACCAAACTCTGTTAAGTTACTTATCGGATAACCATTGTTGACAAAGTCAGAGAATAGTTGTGCTTCTGTTTCGTTGCGGTGTACACCGCTCTCATTCTCAAAAGGCTTACTCGGAGCAACGACCTTCTTAGCTTTCTCAATGGCGGCTTCCGGTGCGAGCTTCTCACCGTTAATGATTGCTATCAAGTGATCGCGGTTTACTTCAACGTCTGTCTTGACTACCTCATCAGGTTTTTCTACCTCAGCAATCTGGTTATCGAGATTAGTCGTTTCAATCTGTAGGTCCTTCTTTGCTTTGTTCACACGAGTTGCCATAATGTGAACTGCTTGCAGGATCGTAGGCGGTACACTAATCCCTACAGCACGATCCGCAGCGATTTTAGCTAGGCTTTCAGTTACTTTTTTATCCGCTTCAACGAGTGTGATAGGTGGTGCTGATCTAAAGAAATCAGGAATCATTGTAGTCTCCGCGAGGGAGTCCTTCTTAACTTCAAGTTCGACGACTTGCTGTGCCGGATCTTCAGGATTGTCAACTACAGTGGTGCCTTCAATCGGTGTGACCGCACGTCGTTTACCTTTAGTCTTCTTCTGTTTAGGTAGTTCCGCTTGTGGTTCAGCTGGTACTGGAGCGGCGACAGTTGGCTCAATGGGAGCTGTGTCCGGAGCAGCTTGCGGTGGTGTGTAAACAACTTTATCCAAATTGTCTTTAAGGACAATAGGAGCAGTACGCATTTCTTCTGTGATGCTCCTTGCTCGCATACCTTTCTTGGGGAGTATGGAGACGGGCATCGGGGAGTTAGGATTAATCTCAGCCGCAGCGTCGGTACGACTTCTACCTTCATGTTCTTGTGGGTCGACAACCCACACTTTACGTTTTTTATCCCACTCTGCTTCTAAGAATGGTGGTGCAATTGCTTCACCTGCGGCGACCTGTTCTTTGATGAAGCCCTTTGTTTCCGCACCAGAGACACCTTCGGGAACCATCTTTCTAAAGTCGGACGGTAACATTGGCATTTCAAAACCAAAATAACTAATGTCTACTTGGTTGGGTACCGACCCAATACCTCTCACATCCCACTTAATCTGACTTTGTACTGGTTCAGCTGGTGTGGTCGGTGTCTCTGCGACTGCTACTTCCGGTGTAGCTTCAACAACTTGTGGTGCAGACGCTGGAATAATACGTGCGACCTTGACGCGCTCGTTGATAGCAGTAAGGGACTCAACGGAGTTAAGGATCGCTGTACGGTCTTTGGTTTTGGTATCATCTAACTCCAGAGCAAACTTAGAAGCAGCACTCAATCTAGTTTCCAGATCAATAAATTGTTCAGGCGTAAATTGAGTGGCTACTTTATTAATCTCTTCTGGCTTAAATCCGTTAGTAGCGAGTAGGCGCAACTCAGCAACTAATGGGTTACCAACTACCATCTCTCTCGCTGTCTCAATCTCCGGCGATACTTTCTTTTGTACCGGTTGTTCCTGCACTGCTACAGGTGGCTGGACCTCAGTGAGGGGGAGTTCAAGCTGTTCGGATGCAGGAGCTTCTGCAACCGGAGCAGGAGCTGGCTCGCCGAACAGATCGAGTTCGAGCTGGCCTACGTCTTTTTGCTCCGCAACCATTTTGGGGTCGAGCTTGTAGTACTTAAGTGTATCTTGAATCTGATCGGGGTCAGTAATAACCACATCACGTGTTGCGCTCTCTTGACCGATCATCCTTGTGTTGCGTACAAGGATGGCATCTACTCCGCCGAGTGACGGCAGTACCACCACATTCTCTGCTGCTTCGGGGAAAGCAAACTGTGACTTGGCTTTCTTATCCGGCACAACAAAAGGCGTACCTGCTTTGATCGTGCCATTATCGGTACCCAAAACAGTCAGCGCATTACGGTCCGAATATCCGCTCTTACTTACAGCCATCAGTTTAGGGCCAATGTTGATATGGGTGACTCCATCGTCCCGAACATCATCCAATGCCAGACGTACATTTCCGTCGTCGTCCATCTCAACGGAACCAGTATACCCACCAACCGAGCCTCGTCTCCCTACCACATCAGCAAGGAACTGAGTTTTCTTGGGGGCTGTGGGTGCTACACCCAACTCCAATTCTGATTGACCTTCTTCGTCGAACTTTAGCGGCTTGTCGTACGGGTTTGCGGCAGACGAAGTCTTAGCTCTCTTCTGTGCATCCTCACTATTCTTAATGTCTATTTGTGTTTGGCGTGCCAGTTCCGCATTCGCGTTATCCATCTGGCGTTGCACGATCTCCATTGTAGATGGGCTTCCTGCCTTACTCAAACGGTCTGCAATATCTTTAAGGCCGGATGCTTTGGCTTCCAATGCAATAGCCACATCTGATTTAGTTACTGGTGTCAGTTGACCAATAGTACTAGTAATACCACCCAAGGAACCGCCTAGAATACCTGCTGTCCATATCTGGTTAAGGCGCTCAGTAAGTGGGGTCTCCCGATCAGTAGCCGCATCTTCCAGCTTAATCTGAATTGCTTGGTCGAGTGCTTCTTCAAAGGCTTCGTTTTTAAAACCACCTAACGAAGTGCGGATAAAATTCTTATAAGAACTTCCGACAGCAGAATTCATCGCGTCTATGAACGCCTCGTCCTTTACAGCTCTCCCTTCATTTTTAATGTTCTGCCAAAGAATTTTTGATTGTTTAAAATTAAGTTCATCGAGGGGGATTGGTCTACCACCAGCTGCGCGGATAGCGTCATCCGTCTCGCCAGCTGCCATAGCGCGAAGTTTTTTAGTGGCAATATCTTCAACAGCGCCCCTACCCAAGAAGCTCATGCCTCCGGTAATTGCGGCGGTAGAGATACCAGAAGCAATAGCGTAGCCAAACGATTGCTTGTGCTTCTCTTCGTGGCTTAACGTATCGGGCAACTGATTATAAATAGACCCGTATGTCGAGCCAGCGGAACGAGTGAAAGAAACTGCAAGTAGTGGTGCTAGTTCTGTAGCTTGCCCCAATTTAGTTGCAACACTATCACCGATAGTTTTAAGGGCTGCGCCTGTTGTGGCGTCACCGCCAACTTCAACAGCAGCTTTACCCGCAATAACAGCGGCCTCATCCAATTCGGATACAACTGTTTTCGCAGCGTTACGAAAAACATTTTTGGCTGTGGCCTTAACGCCAGTTTTAATAGCTCCACCCAAACCACCTGTCGCGATCGTAGCGACAATATCGGTTCCAACTTGGGGTACTGTGTTAATTAACTGGAAGCCAAGACCGTATTCGTCACCAAACAAACGCGAGTACTCTTGCCTGTCAGACTGATCTTTCTGTAGGGCACCCATTGCTTTAGCGGCGGACTCGTTACCAGCAAGAGCGACAAGACCCAACGGCAATTCGACAACAGACTTGATAAACCCCTTGCCCAATTGTTCGAGGCGTGTGTTGAACCCATTGTAGTTCTCGTCTTTGGATACCCACGATTCAATGAACTGAGAATCGGTCAGACCTTGGGCTCGTGCCTTAGCATATTCCGAAACAGCCTCCGGCTCCTCGGACAGGATGAGGCTCTTCAGGCTAGGCGCTACAGCCTCAAGATCACGCTGGCGTCCCAACCGAGCGGAGCTTTTCTGTTCATCGTTTAGCGTAGAAGAGTTAAGGGCTTGTTCAAACAACTCCTTCTTCGGAAGCAATGAAGGTGAGATGATGGAGTTGCCGAGGGTGTCGGTCATGATACCAGTCTCCGGCTTGTCGGCACGGAAGGCTGGCATGGACTTACGGATCTCAAGGTTGTCGCTGAACTCTTTAAGGATCTCAGGGCTGAACTTATCAGTAAACGCTTTGTTCTGACTAAGAATATCATACAGCGTGGCGTCCTCGCCGTACTTGTTCGGAGTTGGTTCTTTAACTTTCTCACCAGTTACTGCTGCTTTAACTGTCGTGCCACCTTCTACAATCTTTTCAGCAGCCCAATCAAATGGCTTTGCAACAATACCCTTTACCGCTTCAAAAACATTCTCACCTGTAGTAAGTTGTTCCTTCCGTTTCTGCTCTGTAAGACTGCCAGCACGATCCGTTACAACTTCAGTCGCGTCTGCATCTCCTTTGAGATAATTAACCGCCGCTTGTTCGAACGCGGCGTAACTTGACAGTTTAGCGTTTGTGCTGATACCGCCGTTAATCGGGCTTACAAGACCTTTGACGCCCACAAGATCCGCTGTTGATAGGGCACCGTTTTTAAGTAGTGTATCAATAGAGCCGTTGACAGTCTCCGATTTAGCGTACGGGCTCGAATACAATTGCCGACCTTTATCCGTATCCACAGCCACAACATCAAAGTCCCCACGATCCACCGCAGAAATGCGGGCCTGTTTCACAAGCTCACGATCTTTTAGAATGTCGCTGACGGCACCGTCTATCTCGGTTGTGCTATTGGGGTTGACGTTCTTATTATCGAGATACCTCGATAGCGTTGCTTTCTTAATACTTACATCCGTAGGGTCGAGGTCATCTGCACTATTGCGTAAGTGCTCTAACACAAAACGAGCGTCGGAGTCTTGGTCTTGTTTTGCGCCAACCACACGACTGAACAAGGACTTCGCCTCCTCTTCTGGTGTGTCATCTTTCAACAAGCCATCCATTTTCAGGCGTTCCTTCACGCCGTTTTGGATTTCGCCCTCAACCTTTTGAGTGAGCCCCCCAGATTTAAAGTAACTTGAACGGACGTAATCCGTGTAGTTCTTTATTTTCTCAACCTTATCTTGTCCTTTGTCTTCGGTTGACCAGTCTTCGTACGATTTAATCTCCAGCATTGTGGGATGGGGTTATGTGGTGTATTATGTTATTGTGTTATAAACGGGGAAATGTTTGGCTCAGGTTTTGGTTTGGAGCTAGTGTAGAGAGACGATGCGTTTGGTTGTGTCGGGGTGTTAGTACCACCACCCACTTTAACCTTCATGTAGTTGTGGCCAATCTGACGAGCGATATCCCACTGGGCTTTAGCGGATGGTGTCTCTTTAAACTTCGCTATGTCTTCTTCAGAACCCAAAGCCTCCACAACACTAGACACTTTAAACGCAGAGCCCTCATCCTCAAAAACATCAGCGACCTCACCCTCTTGACCAAACTTAGGTTTAGCTAGTTTAACAGTATTCAAACCAGAAACTAAAGAATCAATCGTGCTCTTCACTTCGTTTTGCCTTTTGGTTTCTTGTTCAAGAGCGTTCTTCTGTCTTTCTTTGGAGATACCGCTCTTGTTCAAACGGTCTAGCATCCATGCCGGATTCACTTCTTGATTGATGTCAACCTTTGTAACGTCAGGATTAATTTCGGAAAGGTATTTTGTATCGCCTCCGGAACGGACATAATCAAATACAGTAAGTTTCTTGTTGGTGTCATCACCAACACCAAGTTGTGCTGCGCCATATGCTTTGGCAGCAGCGTCGTTGGTCGCAAGAAGACCTGCATTCCTAACGCCCACGATTCCAATCTGGCGTTTACGTTCTGCCGAATCAATACTCGTGTCCTCAAGGATCGAATCAATCTGTTGTTGGAATGGTTGGAGAGACTCAAGCATATTGCGCTTATTAGCTGCGTCATCCCGCGCCTTCTCCAGTTCAAGTTTAGCTGTCTCAAAACCAAGGCTCCTAGTTTGTAGCTCTAAAGTCTTTGCTGTTTCACCCTCTAGTATTTGCTGTCGGTTTTTAAAAAAAGCTGTGGCAGTAGGTCCGCTTAACCCACTAGAGATATTGAAATATCTACGCATAAGAGGTTTAACGTCACCCTCATAAGAAAAAGAATCTTCTGTACTTTTATCTTCAGCCATATAAACAAAACTACAAATTACTTTTTACGGTTTTTGCCGAGAATGAAATCAAGTTGACTTGCGGCGTTAAGGAAGTTGGAAGTTTCAAACATAGGCTTTAGTAATTCTTGTCCGGTAGTCATAGCGTCCCTAAGTACTGGTGTTGGGATACCACCAAGAGACCCACGCATACCAGCAGCGAGGACTCCCTCTGCCGTTGTCATGTTCTGCGGGTTTACTGGAGGCGTCGCAGGTGGGGGTGTCACGGGCACAGGTGCTGGGGGTGTCACGGGCACAGGTGGGGGTGTTACGGGCGCGGGTGCTGGTGCTGGTGCTGGTGTTGGTGTATTTTTTGTTAGACCACCAAAAAAAGATCTATCTAGATTAGCGGTTGTACGTTCGACGGGTGTAAGCATACCGACAGGTTGTGGTACTGCGCCCTTACCAGCATTTGCAAAATCAGAAATAAATTTTTCTTTTTCTTTCTGTTGATCGGCGGGACCAGTAATCTTAGCCGCCGTATCTGAAATAAACTTACGTACTTGTTCCGGTGTATAACCAGCGCGGATACCCGCTTCAAATGCACGAGCCTGTCCTTGCGGTCCTGCTAGTGCACTACTATTTCCGAACGATGCGCTCTTCTCAAGATCAACAAGAAATTGTTGGTTAGCGGGTAGCGGTGCTTGAAGTGGTTCTAAGCCTCGTAGTTTGCGAAGAGCGTTCTTCACTTCAAATGCAGACTTATCACCGAAAGATTTAAAGCCTTGGAGTTCGCGTATAGTATCAAGTCGGTCTTCGGCCCACCATTTTTCTTGTTTATTTTTACCGGTGATATCAATTATTCTACCACTTCTATCCGCACCAATTTCACCCATCATGGATTCAGGGACTCCAGCTCTTTGCTGCCTATCGACAATGTCAGCGGCAGCGTTCGCCGCAGCTAGATCACGTTTAGCCGAAACGTTGGGGGTGTTTGTGCCGAAGGTAGCTATATTGTAATCTCTACGTGCCTCCCGTTTGAGTTCCAGTATTTCTCTCGGTGATAGTTGACGCTTTTCAGACATAATAATTTACCAGTTGTAGTTACATGCCCACCATTTGGGCGTTAGTTTGTTCTTTTCGGATGAGCAGTTCATCCGAGACTTGAAATTAGCGCGACGTTTCTCGCTCTTATGTTGCAGGAAATCTTTGTAGCCGCGCTGGCCGAACTTCAGTTTGCGCACCTTGTCTCCGCTCTTCGCCAACACGACATATTTTTTAGGATCGCCAGCAGGGGCCTTCCTCGGCTTGTTAAAACCGGAAAACAATTCACCGTGGTATTTGATCTTACCGTCGGGGGTTCGTTTGAATTGAGCGGGCACGAGGGAGATACTGGTTTATTTTTGTCAAGAAATCAAGCAATAATTTTCTGACATTGAACTGGACCCTGTACCCTTTATCCTGTACCCTTTTGCCTGATGCTCAAAAGTGTGCACATCGCCGGATACAGGATACCGATTAAGGTCAAGGATCTGGAAGACACGTACGGTCAGTACATACCGGACAGCAAAGTCATTGAGCTGGACAGGAAGACGATACAGGATGCGAAGCTCTTTAAGGAGACGCTGCGCCACGAGATGGTCGAGGCTGCGCTGTACCTGTCAGGTGTCGCATACAGCGATACCTACAACCAAGAACCGATCGTTCGCGCTTTGGACGAACTGTTCTGGCCCGCTTGGCAGAAGGTCAGTGAAAAAATGTAAAACTGATTTTTCTAAAGGCCCATATATAATTCTCTAGCCTTTAGGTAATTCATAATAACTCATTAATTCATATTGATTGAATTACTGAATTATTATGAATTACCACACTTCCTAGAACTTTTCAAACTTTTCTGACGTGCGTCTCCTGCAATTCACTTGCATTATGGTTAGGCAAATCTGTACCCGATCGACCACATTTCGCCGCTGTCGTCGTTCGCCGACAACAAAGTTGCTTATATTGCAACTTACTTGCGTTAATCGTACACCAGATGGGCGTGCTTCGACCTACTGACTACGTCAAGATCCTTTAGGGTTCTCGGCATTGATGCGCCAAATATACCTGCCTCCGTCTTCTTGGGTGGGTCCACCGCAAAGAGTCCGTGCCGCTGCCTCGCGAGATCGAGCGTGATAAAGGCAGCATCCGCGATGTCCGGTGACTGCCCCATCCGTTGCTTGAGTTCGGCTTTGGTTTCGACTTTGACTCGCAGGGTACCGGATTTGACCATCTCGTAGCGGCGGACGCACATCTCCTTCGCCAGCACGTCTGAGATTCCGCGCAGCTGTTGGGTACGCAGGAACTCCTTGCCGACGAACCAAAGCTCCGACACGCGGTTGGTGTACAGCTCCTCGCCTGTAAGTCTGCTGTTCATGCTCACCCGTCTGTCCGAAGCCTTGCCGCCGAACTGGACGCGCAGGAATTGATCCGACCATTCTCCGGCAAGCACGTCACAGAACGGAGAGCCAGCACCAGTCGAGTCAACCGCTACGTTCTCCGGCTTGATCCCTAACTTATTACACATGTCTCTAATTTGGTGGACAATCTGATATGTTCTCGGCACCGCCTTATTGGTGGCGTCGTCGTTCAGGTGGTAGTATTCCTCGAACTGTGCGCCGTACTGTCCGTCCGTGAACTGACCAACCCTCATTGTGTACAGGATCGTTCTGTCGCCTCCGTTGGTGAATGCGGGGTCCACTCCAGCAAGCAAGGTAGTAGGCCCGACAAACTCCGTACGCTTCATGGCACTGGCCTTCAGGATCTCGGACTCGCCGTAGATACCCTCCGCCTCATCACTGTCGAAGAACACGGCACGGACCATTCGCATGTAGGCCCTGCTGTTCTCACCCAACAGTGCCTTGTCTTCTGCAATCTTCTCGGTCGTCGGCAGGAATGGGTAGACCGTGTAGCCAGCCGCCACATTGGGGCTTCGTTCGCCGTCGAGTCGGATGTACTTACCACCCCACTTTGTGACCCACTCGTCGTCTACTTCCGGTGTTATAGACTCCCAGCCGCCTTTTGGCGTAGACCAGACACCGAACGAATCAAACCTACTGGCGGGGTTGGATAGACCCTTGAACTCAAATCGGGGGTTCTTGCTCAAGTTAGCAAGAGCTGCTTGCTGAATTGCTTCACTGAGTTCTCCTAATTCGTCACCAATTAGTAGTACGTGTTTTTGTTTAAGACCGATGAACTTGCCGATCGCCTCTCGCGTACGGCTTTTCTCCGCCGCAATGAGGGAGAGACCAGCTCTGTCGAAGGTCTGACCGTTCTCATCAATGTAGTTTGCCGATCCGATTGAATCCCGAATATTGATCGGGGCTCCGTCAATGACGGATAGCAACGAGATAACCGAACCCCAGATCCGCTTACGAGCTTCCCGCAAAGAGGTGCTAGTCATCAGAACAAGGGTGTCTCGCGGCTTTGCCAGCCATGTGATGATGCCGTAGCCAGCGAGAGTGTGGCTCTTGCCGCTCGACGCAGCACCGCCGATGGCAAGGTACTTGTTGTCAATACACTCCCGAATGATCTGTTCTGCCCAAGGATGTTTGAGGAACATGTGTTCTGGTAGGTCGTCCCTGTTCCAGAGCAGATCGGCGACCCGCCAGAAGTAAAACTCTTTGGCTTTGTTGGACGGGTGGTTAGCGAAACCCCACAACAATGCGGTAATCGTATTGGTAATCGGAATCAGGAAACCTCCGACATCCATCTTGTTACTGGCAGGATCAATCCTCGGTTCGAGTACGGAAGTTGTTATTTTGTCTGGATCGTATTTTCGCGGTCGGCCCATGTGGGCAACATAGCTAAACAAAAAAGGTTTGACAAGTAATTGTTTTTGCCGTTATGTCGGTCCTAACGATGCCTAAAGCAAAAGAGAAAAAGCTGTCGCCGACCGCAGCAATGCGAGAAGAGCGTACTGAGAAGAGACAAGCTAAAGCCGCAAAAGTTCAGCGAGCCATCGATATGTATAAAGGTGGCGTGATTAAGATGCGCATTGCCGAAGAGCTGGACATCAGCTTCGATACCGTGTGCCGTTGGCTCAAAGACGTTGTACTCGACACACCAGACGAAACCGAACCCTTTGCCAAGAACCTTGAGGAATCTACAACCGCTGTGGTAGCCGATGCCAAACTGGCAGCACGCGATCAAGAGCAGCAGTCGCTACTTGAGGTGGCAGAGAACCAGTCCAGTCCGGCGGACAAGTATCAGGCTTATGTCGCCGCCTCCGCCATTAAAATGCTACGAGACAATCTGGCTAACGTCAGAGGACCGCGAACTGTACGGGAACTCAGCGAGCTAGACCAGCTCATCCGGCGCAACCTCGGCCTCAATCCGAAAGGCGGCAGCGGTGGGTCCGGTTCGCTTACCATTGACGTCTCGATCCTCAACAACAGCAAGGCAACAAACGGCGGCTCTACTTCTGTGGTCATAGACGCGGAGGAGGCTGACGATGATTGACGCAGATTTCGAGGGCGGTTCATTGGACAACGTTGAGGATGCCATCGCCCAACTGGACAGTGCAGGTAGGCCATACATCATGTTCCTTTTATCTACAATGACCGACGGAAGAATCATTACCCAACTCACGCCCAATGCGAAGCAGCTGTTTAGGGACATGTACGAGGAAGGATCACTAGACGAACTACTGGAGACCACGCTTTATGGAGAGGAATGAGGACACCGTCATTGTCGGAATTGACAACGGAATAAGCGGTGGCTTATGCGCCGTCAGCAACTGGAGTGGCGACGTTATTGCGTACACAGCAATGCCCACCAATACGTTCGATGGCAAGACCGAAGTCGATGTCTATGCTGTGCTGCGGTGGCTCCAACCCTATTGCAAGAATCTTGTTGTCTGCATCGAAGAGCCTTTGAAACACGCTAAATCCTCGCAAGCGATGCGGTCCATGAGCATCTCGTTCGGCAAGATCATAGGCGCGTGCGAAGCGAAACAGTATGCAGTGCGCAGGATACAGGTTAAGGAGTGGCAGGATGTCATGCTCGGCAAGAGACTTGCGAAGGGCATGACCAAAGTGGTTGCACTCAAGAAAACCAACGATCTGTGGCCGAAAGAAAAATGGCTTGCGTCAAGCCGCAGTAAAATCCCCCATGACGGAATAGTTGACGCCGCTCTAATTTCCCGATACTATAGGGACACCGAACCATGAACCGCTCATACATCATCGACGCCCTCACGGCTATCCTTGAGGACATCCTCCGCTACAAAATGAAACTGCCTATGGCAGCAGAGCTTGAGGCGTTCTTTGAACCAGACGAGTTTGAGGTGTTCCGTGACATGGTCGGTCAAGAGTTTGATTTGCCGGACGACACCATCGTTGATTCCGCTCAGACCTTTAAGGAACTGGTAGTCCTTTTGGAGGACGAACTTTTCCAATAAAAAATAATTGACACCCCGTCTTTTGTCGGGTAGATGGTTGGTCGCCATGATTAATACCGTAGGAGCAGGAAAGGGGAGCACTCCTCGCAAAGTAGACCTAACCACTTATTATGAAAACTTCGACGACATCTTCCGAAAAGGGAAAACAGGACACAGTACTGAAGGCTCTGAAGAGCGATTACTTCCGGAAACTCAAGAAGGAGAACTGGCCCAACACGCCGGAACTGACCAAGGAGATTAACGATCTCGATACAGCAATCAGAAATAGAAAAGCAGAACTGGCACTATGAAACAATACAATGACCCCAAAGGGCAAGCGGGCTCCCTTAAAGCCCCATTGGGATTAGTCCCACCGTATGCAATGGAGCAGACTTCATGGGTCCACAAGTTGGGCGCAGACAAGTACGGTCCGTGGAACTGGCGCGAGACTGGCGTTTGTGCCAGCACTTATGTCAATGCCATACTGCGCCATCTGAACGCATGGCGTGACGGTGAATCACTGGACCCTGAATCCGGTATCACGCATCTGGCACACATTGCCTGTAGCGCGAACATCCTCATGGATGCAGAGGTATGTGGCAAGCTACAGGATGACAGGAACAAGCGACCCGACGAAACTGAGG